TCGAGTCATCAGCGAAGAAGCCACATATCACGCTCGCAGTGAGCGCGACTTCCTCGCAGACGCAATCGCAGCAGAGTTCGGTGGCTCATACGAAGCCCGCGAACGCATTCAGCGTTACCAGAATGAAGTGCGTCTTGAGCACCGCGACTCCGGCACAAGCAACTTCGCCGGTCTCGTCGTACCTCAGTACCTCGTCGATCAGTTCGCACCGCTTCGCCGTGGAGGTCGCAAGACTCTCGACATCTCAACTAATGGCTCACTACCCGCCTCCGGCATGACGATGAACATCGGCCGCCTCACAACGGGAATCACCTCCTATGTTCAGGCATCAGAGAACACCGCACCAACAGAGTCATCTCCAGACGACACACTGCTCACAGTCAACGTGAACACAGTCGCCTCGATGTTCGACCTCTCGAAGCAAGCGGTCCTTCGTGGCACTGGCATTGAGACTCAGCTCCTCGGAGATGCGATCCGTTCATACCAAACAAAACTTGACGCCCTTGCAATCAACGGCTCAGGCTCATCAGGCGAACACCTCGGAATCTTGAACACCACAGGAATCAACGCCACCACCTACACGGACGCCTCGCCAACATACGCGGAGTTCTTCCCCAAGTTGGTTGACGCAGTGCAGAACGTGGCCACGAACTACTTCGGCGGCGCGAACTACATCGTGATGCACCCGTCAATGGCAGGAGCACTTATGAAGGCAGTCGATTCCTCGAACCGTCCAGTCATCACTCCGGCATCTGGCGGACCGATGAACGCACCCGGCTCCTACGATCGTCCCGGCTACGACTCACGCTTCTCACTTCTTGGCTTGCCAGTAATTGAAGACGCTAACGTACCGACGAACCTCGGCGCAGGAACAAACCAGACGGCAATCCTTATCGGTGACTTTAACGAGTCCTACATTTGGGAAGACAACTCAGGCACTCCGCTCTACGTTCGCTTCGAGCAACCAGACGGCAACATTGCAATCCGCACAGTCGTCTTCGGCTTCTCGGCCTTCACCGCCGGCAAGTACCCGACCGCGTTCAGTGCCATCACAGGTACCGGACTCATCACTGCTAACTGGTAGACCCAATCTGATTAGTCTCTAGGGAGCACAGTCCCTAGAGAATCAGGATCTTCCATGCTTAAGAACATCATCATCGCCGCCCTCGAGAAAGAACTCGCAGGATATGAACGGCGAGGACTCAAAGACCGAGCGAACCAAGTACGCCAAGAGTTGACTCGTCTCGGTCACTCGATGACCACAATCGTCGAGACTGTGCAGACCGAGACGGTCGACACCATCAAGGATGCCACCATAGACGCTCAGACGCTCGCAGAGACCGCCAAGAAGTCAATCCGCACCATCGCATCAAAACCCGCAAAGAAGAAATAGATCATGGCAATCACGAACGGATACATCACGCTCGCGAATCTCAAGACCTACCTCAAGATCGACGACTCAGTAGACGACACAATCCTTGAGTCAATCATCGAGTCGGCATCGCGCTCTATTGACCGCATCGCTAACCGTCGCTTCTACGCAGATGCCGCAGCAACCGCTCGCACCTATCGCGCCATCGGCAACATGAGAGTCCAGATCGACGACGTCTCGAGCACCACTGGACTCATCGTCAAGACCGACCCGAACGGCACCGGCACTTATCAGACGACGTTCACAATCAACTCCGATTACATCGTCGAACCCACTAACGCAATCGCACTCGGTCGACCGATCACCACGATCACGATCGTCGGCGGGACCGCGTTCTCATTGCCGGTCAACTACTGGCCACAAGTACAAGTCACTGCAAAATGGGGGTGGCCCGCAGTGCCAGACGACATCGAGCAGGCAACATTCATCCTCTCCGCCGACCTCTACAAGCGACGCGACTCCATCGGCGGCGTCCTCGGACTGTCAGAATTAGGCGCGATACGGATGTCGCCCCTCGGCCGTGACATCGCCAACATCGTCCGCGCCTACCGGCGAGAGTTCTTCGCATGACCCCGAACGGAGTCCGCACCGGCATCGGCGTCGCACTAGACACCATCGCAGGACTCCGCACGTTCGACTATGTCCCCGACTCACTCGCACCACCCGCCGCCGTAGTTGAACCCATCGAGGTCGACTACGACGAAGCAATGAAACAAGGTTGCGAGTTCTACCGAGCCTTCATTCTTGTCATCGTCGGACGAATGTCAGACCGCTCATCACAAGACCGACTCGACGCCTACCTCACAACAACGGGAGCATCCTCAGTCAAGGCCGCACTCGAAGCGGATCGCACACTCGGAGGAGCTTGCTCGACTTTGCAAGTGGCATCCACTAGACCGCGTGAAGTAGTAGTCTCAGGAGTGAACATGATCGCATACAGATTCGAGGTCCGCATTTATGGATAACTACAAAGTACTCGCAGACGCATCCACGCTCGGACCGCAAGGCTCGATCGTGACTGCCGACGACATCATCGCCGCACCCGCAGACATCGACCAACTCGTCGCCTCGGGTATCGTCGAACTAACCACCAACAAGAAACTAGACAAGGAATAACATCATGGCCGTCTTCGTCCTAACCGACTCAACCTTCACCCTCAACACCGTCGACCTCTCGTCGTACGTCACGAATATCGAGCTCACTTACGAGTTCGACGCAGTCGAGACGACCGCAATGGGAGCCACTGGCCACTCAAACATCAAGGGACTCCAGAACATCTCTTGCACAGTTGAGTTGAACAACGACCTCGCCGCCTCGAAAGTGTTCGACACAGTCTTCGCCGGAGTCGGATCAGGCACCAACACCTACGTCGTCAAGTCACTCTCGACAGGTACGCCGAACCCCGTTCTGACGGTCTCGAATGCGTTCATTCCGAGCGCACCTCTCGTATCTGGCGCGACTGGAGACCTCAGTAAAATGAGTATCACCCTTGTCGGCGGGACACTAGTCAAGACATGAGCATCAACGTCACCATTCAGCACAGGGACGGGACGCAGACACTCAGCACAGTATGGCCCTCAACAGAGGTCGCACTCGAAGACGAGTTCGGAGTCATATGGGGAGAAGTCTTCGCAGCAGAGTTCGTACCTCAGAAGTATCTCTACTTCGTCGCATACACCGCCACCCACGAGGCAGGAAAAACACCGCTCGACTTCAAGGAATGGATCAAGACAATCGCATCAGTCGCGGTCGTCGATGGTGATAGCCCAAAAGACTCGGACCCGGCAGCACCACATGGCTCATCGGAGTCCTAGCAGTCAAGACCGGCATCTCACCACTAGACCTCCTCAAAACACCACCCGCCATCCTTCGCGTCATGATCGAAACTCAATGGCCTAAGACGCAAGCAATATCAGGAGATCAAGCATGGCAAGCACTGGAACGTATGGCTTCCGACTAGCCACAGATCAAGTCGTCAAGACCGAGATCCTCGGCCTTCGTGAAGTACAACGAGACCTCAACAAACTCGGCGACGACACGAAGAACGAGATGAAAGACACCCACAAAGAAGCCGCCGAGGTTGTCGTCATGGGAGCCAAGCGTCTCGTCCCATACCGCACCGGAGCACTCGCAGAATCCATTCGAGCACTCGCAACAAAGTCCTCCGGACGAGTTCGTGCAGGCTCCGCCTCTGTCCCATATGCAGGACCGATTCACTTCGGATGGCCCGCTCGACGCATCGCTCCGAACCCATTCATCTACGACGCTATCGATGAACGACGAGATGACATTCGCGAACTGTATGACGAACGCATCGACGAACTCATCCGCAAATATGACCTATCCGCAGGACAACCAGTTCGTCAAGCTCGAGCCGTAACATCCGCAGCCGGGCAACGAACACCTCGCAGATCTAAGAACAAGACGCCAGACGTGCGCGTACCAGACGCACTCCTTCGAGATAAGTCCGGAAACATCTACGCGGGAATCTTCGACGGCAAGATAGTCAAGTACTAGAATCATCTCATGGCTCGCGGAATCTCAGTTGTAATCTCAGGCAATGCGGCACCACTACGCAAAGCAATCGGACAGGCGAACAAGAGCCTCGGCGACATGGGCAAAGGCACCACGCTCGCAATGGGAGCCGCCGCCGCCGCGACGACCGCATTCGCAGCCTCAGCCATCAAAGCAGCAGCCGACGATCAGAAGCAGCAAGCCCTTCTAGCGCGTCAACTCAAAGCGTCCGCCGGTGCATCAGACGAACAAGTCGCCTCCGTCGAGCGATACATCGGCGCAACTCAACGATCCGTAGCAGTCACAGACACAGATCTTCGTAGCGCGTTCCAGTCTTTGACCGTTGCCACTGGAGACGTTGCAAAGGCTCAAGACCTTGTCAACGTCGCGATCGAGACGGGAGCGGGAACAAATAAGTCCGCCGCCGTAGTAGCCGATGCCCTCTCAAAAGGTTACGCCGGGAACATGAGAGCACTGGCAACACTGTCGCCGGAGGTCAAGTTAGCAATCAAGAACGGCGCAGACTTCAACGACGTCGTCGCTATCCTCAACAAAAACTTCTCAGGCGCGGCAGCAGTCGCCGCCAACACCTACGCCGGACAGATGGCAATCCTTCGCAACTCAATCGACGAAGCGAAGGAGTCAATCGGCACCGCACTCCTACCCGTCTTGAATAGTCTCATCCCGTCCTTCGTTAAACTTGCTAATTTCGCCGGACAGAACGCATCACTCCTCGGCGGTCTAGCAGTCGCTCTCGGCAGTGTCGCTATTGGCGTGATCGCAGTCAAGGGAGCGATGATGGCATTCCAAGCCGCCGCCGTTATTGCGACAGGAATCAACTACGCACTCGCCACATCATTCACCGCCGTCCAAGTCGCAACCGGCATCGGAATCGTGACCGCCATCGCAGGGACGGCCGCATTCTTTGCTATCAAGTCGCAGATGGATAGCGCGGCCAAGTCCGCAACCAACTACGCCGGAGCATTGACAACCACAATCAACACCCAAAAGGAACTCAATGCGGTCATGGGGCCAGTGGCCTCTCGAGACTTTGACACCTTCAAGAGGATCAAGAGAGAGCAGACAAAAGCCACAATAGACACCGACAAAGCAGCGCAAGCAGAATCGAAGCGCAAGCAGAAAGTCGACGGACTACGAAGCAGTCTCCAGAACGCACAGTCCAGTCTCCGCTCATACGTTGAAGGCATCCGAGACTCTGTGACCGCATCCGTGTCGCTCTCGAGC